ATTTTCTGCATCCTCCACCCAATCATCAATTGCGACCCTTTGAGTGTATGCAACATTTGAACCACCTGCAATTAATTGGTCAATTTTAATATTTTGTTTCTCATTTTCTGTGTCAATTCTAGTGTTTAACTCTGTTTTAGCAGTTTCTATGTTGCTTGTTAATTCTGTTTTAGTTGTATCAATTTTAGAGTCTAAGTCTTGTATATCTTTTAAAGTTGCTAATACAACTGTTGGGTCTATTTTTAAATTTATACTTGCTGTATTAGACACAGCTAATATAATTTTAATTAATACTTCTTTTACTGTTCCCGAATCTGGAGCAGGTTTATAAGTTTCTGGATAGCTAGATATTGCGAGAAGTTGGTCTTTAGAGTCAAATACTCCAACCTCTCTGATTGTAAAACTTCCAGTGTCTCCAGTTATAGTCTTTTGGATAACTACCCAATTAGGATTTTTTTCATCTGCTTGAACATGCTCTAATGTACTTTCCCACACCACATTTTTAAGTTCTGTTTGAGTTTCTGTTGGAATATATGCACTTCCACCACCATCCCCAACTTTTATTTTTGCAAAATCAACTCTAGTCCCGAGTGCTGTAGCATTTGCTATAGCCGCTTTACCTATTTCTGTAAGTAATGTATAATATTGTGCTTGTGTCAATTATATCACCTCCTGTTTAGGGTATAATGTTACCCTTTCAGCACTTTTATTGTTTCCACTAGCTAGTATTATTTCTCCAAAACATTCTATATTTTTAGGTGTATAAGGGTAGATTGTAACCGTTTCTTCTGTACTTGTCATTGCTCCTGCATAAAGTCCATTTTGATTAAATAAAATCATTTCAAATTTATGTTCAAGATGTGCAGGTTTTATTTCTTCTATTTTCTTATCTAATTCTAAAATAGTGTTATAATTACAATTATTTGTTATAAAACTAAGTGTAAAACTAAATAGATTGCTAAATACTTCTACATCAACATTAGTCTTTGTATAAGCCTCTCCTATCGCTTTTATAACTTCTATTGTAGTTGTGCCCTTGCCTCTTAATTTAGCTTTTATATTACTTCTTCTAGTATCAAAATCCAACTTATAATTTATTTTTATACCTAAGAGACTTTCCCAATCATCAAGCCCCCAAGTTGCTGTATCTATAAAAAACTGATCTAATAAATCATCTTTTTCGTCAATTAATGTTAGAAGTTCATTTTCAAGTGCTTCCTGGATTTGTATGTCAATTTCATTATTTGTAAAACTTGGCAGGTAATCAATTAACTTCAATTTAACTCACCTCAATATCAAATATAGCACTTGAAACAGCAGGAACTTTTTCTTCATCAACTATTATGTTTTTAACATCATCATTTACAAGGAGATTTTTTATATCATGAACACCTTCTATGCTTGCTAATAAACTCATTATTTTTATATAAACAATCTCTCTTGAATTTTCTATTAAATAAGAATTTATAATATCTAAAAACACAACTTTTATAGATTCAATATCATATCCATTTTCAAGTGTTAAAGTTGCACTAATATTAATATCAAAAGTACTTGGTGTAACAATTGTAACAGTAGGTCCAATAGGTTTTTCTTCTTCTATATGTTCAATACATCTTTGCAATACTTCATTATCAACTGATTGATTATTTTGACCATAAATTAGAATCTTAATTGTACCTGGACCATCCCAACGAGGAATTACTTTTGCATTATAAACACCTTCAACCTCTAAAGCCCAAGACTGGTAATGCGCTTTATTTCCACTTGTCGCTTGATTTTTTTGTATTTTATAGAACCTTTCTTTTAATTCTTCATCAGTTTCTATTTCTGTTCCACCCTTTAGGTCAAGTTCATTATAAATTTTAGTTACTCCATTTATTTCTTCTATAAGTTTAAATTCTGTGTTAGCTGATAAATTATACTTAATGCCAACCTCTAAAGCCTGTATAGGGCTTACATTTAACTTACTATCTTCATCTATTGTAACATCTTTAATAACTACAAATAGTAAATCACTATGAGATACTATTGTTCCATTTGGTATTTTAGTTCCTATTTTGCCCTCAAATATTACCTCACCTATTGCTTCTGTGCCTAACTTTCTATATACACCAAATTCATTGACTCTTCTATCAAGAAAATCGTCAAAGTTATCTTGAATAAAAACTCTCTTATGTATATAAGAAAGTTCTATATATAATTGTGCAAGTTCTGAATTTATTGGAGAAATTATATTATAAAGAGAAGATCCTTGGCCTTTATAAAGAGGGAGATTTATGTTATTTAAAGTTCTATTATTTAAGGTACTAAATGATTGGCCACTATACAAAAGTAATCTCCTCCTCTCCATAAATTGTTTTTACATTTAAACTTATAGATAAATTATCATCTTTAAATTCTGCATTTGTTACATTGACTTCTAATATATATGGATTAGTTAATAGAGCTTCTTGTATATACCTTTTTGCCTCACTTTCAGTAAGACCTTTAGTATACTTTTGCCCTATTAGATTTTTTATATCTGTTCCATAACTCCAATCATATATTAAATAGACATACTTATCTGTTTTTATTGTTTTGTAAATCCATACTTTAATTGCTTCATTTCTTTCAACTATTTTAAAGTCTCCATTTTCAATTATCTTTTCATCTTTATCAAAATCCCAAGCAAATTCTTTAAAAATAGGTAATTCTTCATTGGTTGGAGAAATATAATCTTCTGGAACACCCATGAAAGGGAATATAGTATTATTCATCTAGACTCACCAATTTACTTACAACAGCAAATTTTTCACCTATTTTAAACATTATTACTGTGTCTCCAGATTCAAAAGTATCTATAAAGGGATTTTTTATTTCATGTTTATGTTCTTGACTTGTTTCTGTATCAAATAACTCTATCTGTCTATCAAGCATCCAACTGTCTATCAAGATATCTTCTTTTTCTAATATGATGTTATTTATCTCTATTTTTAAATCTGGTAATTTACTTTTAATTTTTCCAATAAAAAAAGAAGGTTGATTATGATACTTTCCTTCTTCTCTTATTATTCCTATAAATTCATTTATTGGATTAGCCATTATATCACCATCCTTTTATAATACTCTCCTAGCTGTATTAAAATCTCTTCTACTACTTAACTTACTTATTTTAACTACATCACCTTTTTGTGGAGCATGTAAAAATTCTCCATTACCTATATATAATCCAACATGGCTGACTGGATTATGAAAAAATACTAAATCTCCTGCTTGAAGATTTTTTTGTTCTACTTTCTTGCCTTTTTTAGATTGTTGATTTGACGTTCTTGGCAAACTAACATTAACTTTTTTAAAACAATAGACCATTAAACCAGAACAGTCAAAACTACTTGGTCCATTTCCACCCCATTTATAAGGTTTACCTAGATGTTTTTTTGCTTCTGATATTACTATTTTAGCTTTATCAGATACATTACCAGAATAACCACCAATAATAATTTTTCCTTTTCTTCTTCCAAATTTACTAGCTTCTTCAACATTTCCAAATAAAATATCTATATGGTATGTTCCATTCTTTTCTATAGTTATTGCAGGTCCTACGTCATTTACTTTATAGACTCCATCACGACCAGAAACTCCTGTAATTACCTGTATTTCATCTCCATAGTTTAATAAAGGATGTTTATTTAAAAACTCTTTTGTATAATAAGTTTGTTCATATTTACCAACCATAGGAGCAGCGCAAGTTTTTTTAGATGGGTCAAGTTTTTTCTTTCTACAATCTGTATCTCCACCTTCTTCTTTTCTAGGACAGTAAGCTGTAAATTCTGCTGTAAACTCTTTTCCTCCTGCATAATCTTCTCCCCCTAAGTTACTTTCTTCCTTAGGTTCATCCTGTCCTGCTGACTTTTCATCCATAAGATTTTGAAAATTAAGTTCAAGCTCAATTTGATATTCTCCATTTTGCCAAGTATGTTTGTCTGTATCTATATAAAATAGTCCTACAAGCTTTGTATAAGAATCTTTAACTTTTACTCCTCTACCAGTTATACAACTTACATCTCCATAACCTTTAAGAGAACAGCTTTTTTCTATCCCATTAAACTCGCTATCAATATCTACATCTTGATTTTCTTGTTGCTGAATTACTTTTTGCATTATTACATTTACTTCCTTAAAAATTTCATTATCTATTTTTTCGCTAATCTTGCTTCCATACTGGTCTACCACTATTACTTTATTTTTTACATTTTCCATGCTCTCCGAAAAGGTGGTATTTATAATATTAAATCCCTCTTCAAACATAACATTTAATGTAACAGTTCCTTTTTCAATAACATTAAACTTATCTAAATTGGCCTCTATCATATACTTTTTCTTTGTCTTTTTACTTGCTTCTGTATATGCACTCATTATTGTGTCATAACCATTTACTCCTATAAACATCTTTGTATACTTGACATTGGTCTTTGCTATTGTTCCAACTGAAAGCCTATTTTCAGCAAATACTTGCTTTGCTATGTCTTCAACTAACTTATCTTTAAAATTGTATGACACTTCACTTTGTGTAAGTAAAAATCCCATATCTTTAGATACAAAACTAATTTCATTACTGCTTGAATCTTTAGACCTATTAATTATCATTCCTCTAAAGAGTTCTTTCTCATCTACATAGAAACAGACTGTACTAGCTATTGGTATATCTATTTGTTGGAAATTTACATCAAATGATGATTGTATTATTGAAAACTCTAGTGTCCTTGATGGAGATTTATAATCACCTGACCATGATACCTTGTCTACTATGTCAGTTATGTCATATATACTTCCGTTTTTTATGTGTACCCAAATCTTAATAATAAAAAATCACCTGCCTTTTCATTTAATTCTATAAGCAGTTATTTATAACTTATTATCTATAATAGTTATTGTTTTGGAGTTACTTTTGGTATCTTTATTCTTTTATACTCTTTTAAATCTAATGTAAAATATACATCTCGAGTCCCATCTCTTTCTTCATAACTAAACCCTTCAATTATGACTTCCATATTTATATTTGTTTCCGTAATTGTAAATCTTAATATAAAACCTTCCTTCATCCATTTTTCTATCTTATTTACACAATCATATGGTGATGGAAAACCTGTATAGTCACAGAAAGTATAGTCTTTATTTGGAAAAAAACTTGATATTGAAATGCTTTTAAGAGCTACACCACCAAAAGTTGCTATTTCACCTATTTTGAGTATACTAGAAGAGTTTACAGCAGCTTTTCCATTAATACTAAAGGAAGATGGAAATACTGGAAATCTAAATCTATCTTCAGCTTGTCTAAGCCACATTTCCATTATAAGACACCCCCTAACTGTGCCAATTGGATACTTGCAACTAATTTTGATGTTATCTTTTCTATATCAGCTTCTTCTCTAATCACTATTGTATCAGCTAACTTAGCTATGTTTATATTTCCACCATTTTTTCTGCTTCTATATTGATTTGCTTCTTGTTTAGTTAAAACCATTTCACCTTCATGGAGTCTGGTTTGATAGTCATTATAAGGAACATAGTTCAATCCAAATGCATTATTACCTTTCTTACCTGAATAAGCTTTACCAGAATCACCAGCCTTTGTTCCAGCATATGGATTATCTTTGTAATTTTTTTTACTCTTTTCCACTAGATTTAAAACTGTTCCTGTGATGCTTCCATTTTTTATCTTATTAATCATAGTTTGCCACCACTTGCATATATCTTTAACTATTTTACATACTTTATCTAATATGTTAAAAAAAGCTCCCAATATTGGCTCTATAATTTTCCATCCAGTTTCCAACAGAGGTCCTAAGGTCTCCCATACAGTTTTCCAAATAACACCCAGTGTCTCTATAAAATTGTTTATTTGAGGTGCATATTCACCTAAAAAAGTAAAAATTCTTGTGATAATAGGACTAACAGCTTCAACTACAGGTCCGATTAGTTGGAATGCTGTAGTTACTATTGTACCAAATATACTTATTAATCCTTGTGCAATTGGTGATTTATTGTTTATACTATCTAGTAAATTATTTACTAAGTTTACTACTGGAAGTAATGAATCTATTAATGCTGTAAAATCGATATTTTGTAATAGTGTACTTCCTGCGTTAACAATTGCTTTTGGTGCATTCCCTATCATTGTTGCTGCATGATTTTCAAAACGTTCTTGCTTATTTTCAACCATCATTTTACGCTTTTCAGCCTCATTAGAAATTCGATATTGAGTAGAATCAGAAAACTCTTTTCCATTTTTTACACTTCTAGATTGCATCTGGTCATATTTGTTGCCAATAATTATCTTACCATTCATTACATTGCCTATTTTACCAGCCATTTTTTCAGATAAGCCAGCTAAATTGCCTAATCCACTTTCTATAAAAGTTTTTATTTTCTTTAGTCCTTGACCTAAAATATCATCAAAAGGTTTAACAATACTCTTCAAGCCATTGTTAATGCTTGTTTGAGCTCCTGATATTATACCTGGTATTGTATTACTCATTTCTTTAGCTAACCCCATCTGCTTTACACTTATGCCTTCCAATGCTTCATCAAAAGTTTTATAATTTTCTCCTACCAGAGTATTAAGAGATTCCATGTTTCCTTTTGCTGCACTTAAGAAAGCTGCTGATACATCTTGTTCACTACTTGTATTCATATTTAAAGCTCTAACATCTACCATAGCTTGAGTTATATCTTTTTCTTTTTTGCCACCAGTAATATTACTAATCATTTTAGCTTTAGTTCCCATTGCAACAACATCTTCAGGGTCAAAAGGCGTATCATTTGCCATTCTTACTAAACTGCCATAATAATCATCAACATCTATTTGATTAACTTTTCCAGTATTTCTTTTCATTACACTTTCTAGAACAACTTTCTGATTTTGTTCCTGACCAAGTAAATCAACACCCTTTTTCACAGCGACACCTATAGTAGCACCATTTGTCAAATCAGATATCTTCCCTTTTATCGAACCAAGTATTCCACTTGCCATATCCTTTACAGCTATTGCACCACTCCATACCTTACCTGCAAATAATCTCAATTTGGGAAATACTTTACTTATAATGCCACTTGCCATATCTTTTATAGCTATTACACCACTCCAAAAAGTATTTTTAAACAACATTAACTTAGGCAAAATTCTACCCATAGCACTACTCACCATATCTTTAAGATTAATACTTCCTTGATAAGGACGTTTCTCTACTTGTTTTAATTTTCCCAAGATACTACTTATAACTCTCTTAGTCATATCTTTTGCTTTTATTACGATATTCCAAACCTTGCCACCAATCTTTTTTAAATTTCCAAGTAATTTATTTTTAGTTTTTTCTACTTCATCACTTTTAGCTTTAAATATTAATATAATCATAATATTTGAATTAAACTCATTTTTCTTTTGAATCAACTTATTAAAATAATCAATAATCATAGCTATAGTTATTGCTAGTATCATAATACTTCCATTTAAACTTCCAATAACTCCTGAAACAGCATTTATGCTAGAACTTAATTTTGTCATAGTTGAACTTACACTACTAGCAGTAGTTTGAACTTTTCTTAACGAGGAATTTAAACTGTTTACTCTATTACTTGCACTTCCAATAGAATTTTTTATGCTACTAGCCATTACATTAGTGGAAAGTGAAACAGCCACAGTTGCTCTCCTAAAATTATCAGTTACTGATATAATTTGATTCATTTTTGGTGTGTAATTATCTGTAAGGTACATATTTATACCTTCTTCTCTCACATTTCCCATTACATACCACCTCCTGTCAAAGGACACACTCCATATCCATGTTTCATTTTTTCAACTTCTTCCTCAATTTCTAAGGCGAAAAAAGCTTCAATAAGCTTTAATTCGCCTTTATCCATTGCATAAAAAAGGGACGGTCTTATACCTTTTTTCTTCCAATAATAGTACATTATTGTAGTCCTGGTATCCGTCCCTATTAGTTTTTTACCTCTTCTATCACTGCATTTTTACCATAACCCATAACATCTTGAAGTATTCTATATAAGTTGGTAATTTCACCTGGTAATAATAATTTTCTTGCTAATTCTTTTGGTGTTGGAGCCTTAAATTTATCCATTAGCTCCTTATTTTTAAATAAAAGCTTTCCATCCAAATCACAAACACCTTCTATAATTGTAAGCATCTGCATCTCCGGTAAGTCTATATCCGTTTTCATATTTTCATCAATTTTAAGACAAGTATTTTGTATTTCTTCATCTTTACTTATTGTTAAAGCTCTACACATTACTTTAAATTCCTGCCCAAATATAGTTGATAATCTCTTAAGTTCAACTATAGTACTCGGTCTTTCTAAGTTTTCTGTATCTGAATTTAAAAGTAAATCTACTATGTTTATATTTTTTGATAATCCATTTTCACTCATTATTATTTGCTCCTTTATCAATCAAATTCAATCAACTAACTTTTTTACTTATTAACTATCTGAATTTATTAAGTATATATTTACTAAATATCAGTATAAAACCAAATATAAAACTAAATATAAAACTAAATTATATCAAGAAAATCATACTCAGTAAATGTGAAAGGTGCTTCTATCTCTCCTTTTACGCCAACCTCCCAATCAGCTAAAGTTAAATCATCAAATGCTATATTCTTTACTGCTATTCTTTCTGCTCCATAAGAATCTGGGTCATTTAATTTAGATATAGCAACAAACCTAGGTTCAGAACCTCTCTTTATCTTTTCTCCAATTAACTTGTGCATTCTTGAACTAACGTGGTATAGAGTTATTGAGCCTTTTCCTTTATATCCTATATACTTTGTATCAGTACCCATTTGACCTGCTATTATAATATCTTCTTTTGTAAATTCCATCTTTGCTTGAAATTTCTTTACTTCTGCTACTTTGTTTCCATCAAGCCAAAGTTCTCCCCAAGTACCACTCATTACATTTCTAGCTTCCATATTTGCCATATTAATAATCCTCCTATATTTCTATTGATAAATCTATATCTTCCATAGCATCAAGTACTTTTATTTTTGCTTTTAAAAATACTTTAGAACCTGTGTTAGCTTCTTTTATTTCTTGTAATGTCATATAAGATAAATCTACTCCTTTTGATTTTAAATACGATTTTTGTGCTTCAAAATCTATTTCAACAGTAGAATCAGATTCTATAAGTGCTGATTTTTCTAATTCTTCTAAATAACTTTTTATAGCTACTATCAATAAACATTTGTTGTCATAACTGTTAGTAACCTTTCCTATATAGTCATCTATTATCACCTTTCTTATGTCACTATGTATAATATCTAAAGTGTCAACTATTTTTATTTTCTGGAACATTTCTCCTTTTTCTGCTGTTAATTCAGTTAAAGAATTTACTCCTCTAGCAATTCTTATAGCTCCTGCTTCTTTAATAAGTATAAGCTCTCCTTTATTAACCTTTGATTCTGCATCAACTTTCGTCATCTTAGGTATATCGACTACATCACTAAGTTTAGTATAAGTTACTGATTGACTTAAAGGTGTACCTGCTATAAGTCCAGCCACCCTACTTGTAAACTCATCAACACTGTATTTCTTTTCTCCAACTAACACATCTTCTGTAGTAAAATTAATTATCCCTTCATGATTTCCTACAACTTTTCCTAATACAGCTTTAACCTTAACCTTATCTATATCTCTAAGTTTAATTATCCAATTTTTTATAGCAGTCTTATCAGCTTCTACTGCTTTTGGCATACATAGATAATTAAATTCCTTAGTCTCTAAAAAATCTAATGCAGTTTGAATATCTGCTTCTCCTTCTATTACATAAACTAATAACTTATTTGGAGTGTTAACATTTCCCATCAAAGCTAAATTTATATATTCTTTATTTTCAGCAGATAAATCAACTGGTATATCCTCTTTTTCATGTATTTCATTAAGACCTAGTGCCTTAGCATCTTTAAGTACCATTGCAATTATTCCTCTAGCTGAACGTTCTTTAACAGTTGTAGCTAGCTCCTTAAATGATATGTTGATACTTGGTAATCCTATAGCCATACTATCACTCTCCTAAATTTAAATTGATTTCTTCCATATTTTCATATACTACATCTTCTTCATATACACTATCCAGATAGTTTAGTGTAAATGTAAAGTTCAATACATAAATTGACTCTTCTTTTTTAATACTTTGTTCTAGCTTTGTTATATTTAATTTTCTGTCTGTTACCTTTATATTTCTGTTGAATAACTTATTTAATTCATCTGAAACTTCATACATTCTAATACTCTTTGACTGTGGTTTTGGTAAGTATTTTATAGAGATAACAATATCTTTGTTATTCGTATTTAACATTACAGGTGTACAAATAACTGATAGTATACTTACAAAAAAACAAGACCCTTCAGAGCCTTGCACACTTTCATCATCAATAAAAATACTTTCAGTAAAGTTTTTTTTGAGAATCTCAATAATTGTTTCTAATATTTCCTTGTATTTAAGCAAATAATCACCACACTATCACTAAATATTCTTGCTTAATCTGATAATCTTACTATAAATGATATAAGTCATTTTTAAATATATATCTCATTTATTCCTGTCAAGTATCTTCTATATTTTTAGGTAATATTATTCTTTTCAATCTATCACCTCCTTCAATATGGATTTCTTTCACAATAACATTATCTCACATATTTTATTGCCTATTGTTGTAATGGTGTATATAAAGTGTTGTAAAATTGTCCTATTTTTTATAATATCTCACTCAATTTAAATATCATCTTTTTCTTTAAATTGTAGCAAGATGTTCTATCTAAGTGTAGTTTCATAGAAATATATGTCATATTGTTTTTTGTCTTACTATTATAAAAAAGATTAAAAAATTCCATTTCTATATCATTTAGACACGTTAGAGCATTTTCTATCTTCTCTTTTTCTATTTCTATATCTTCTTTTTCCATTTTTAATTTTCTTAATCTTTCCTCTCTTTTTAACACCTCATTTTCCACAGAAGAGCTTATGTTATATGTGTTACTAGTCTTTTCTGTATATACCATTGCTCCACATCCAGAGTATTCATTCTCACATCTTTTTATGTCCAAGTTAATATTCTTTATCTTTATATCCAAATACTTATAATTATGTAATCTTTTATCTGTTTCTTTAAATAATATATCTTTTTTGTTTTCCATAGTACTTCCCCTTTTTTATATACTTATTATTAGCTTCAAATTTACAATAATCTCTTTAGTGCACAGTTTTTTACTAATCTCACAACCTTCAAGAACATATTGTTCTATAACTGTATAAAAAAAACTTCTTCTATATTTTGTTCTAAAATACTAGAAATCTTCTTAGCCATAAGAAGTCCAGGATTTTTTATGCCTCTTTCTATTTGAGATATATAATCATTTGTAATTCCAGCCTTTCTGGCAAGTTGAATTTGTGTCATACCTTTGCATTTTCTATAATATTTCAAGTTATTTTTAAACATTGTTTTATACCTCCATTACTATTAAGAATATTTTGTTCTTCCTCACTTAGATTATATAGAATTATTTGTTCTTTATCAATAGATTTTAGAAAAAAATATTCTTTTATATTTTATTAGTTTTATTTTTTAGAACAATTTGTTATAATCTATACATAAGGTGGTGTTATAATGTTTGCCAAAAGATTAAGAGAACTTAGAAAGGAATTTGGATTGACTCAAAGAGAACTTGGAGAAAAAGTAGGCGTTTCCCAAAGAGTCTTAGGGTACTATGAAACAGAAAACAGATTTCCTGATGAACACATTTTAAATAAATTGGCTGATGTATTTAATGTATCAGTTGATTACCTTCTTGGAAGAACCTTAGTTAAGGAAAATATTGATACAGTAGCTGCACATAGAAAAAATCCACATGAAGAGTTACCTGAAGAAGCACAAGAACAACTTAATGATTATATAGAATTTTTACTAAATAAATATAAAAAAAAATAAACCATATGATGAGCAGTCTATTTTTCTGCTCTTTTAATATAATTCAAAGGCAAACATACATTCTATTTTAGGGGGATTTTTATGAATAATTTGGATAAGCTTTTTGAATTAGCTTCTCAAGAAGAGATAATAATTCATTATACCACTTATATTGCAGGTGATTTAGAAGGACTATATATAAACAAACATGGTATTAAAATTATATCATTACTCAGTAATTTAAAACAAAACTCAAAAAAATTGACATCCATCTTAGCTGAAGAACTTGGACATCATTTCACTAGCCTTGGATACTATGTATCCTCTTATAACGATTATTATACAAAAATTATTATAGATAAGTGCGAAAATAAAGCCTTAAAATGGGCTTGTGAGTTCTTAATTACTGAAGAAGATATAATAAACATAATTAACTCTGGCATCACTTGCGTTTATGAAATGGCAGACATACTTAATGTGGATATTACTTTCTTTCAAAAAAGATTAGAATTTCTATCATTAAAAAAACAGTCTTTACAACTTGGAAATAATAAATATTTAATATTAACTAATTTGCCGTATTTCTACATATTTGATCCAATTTCATAA